CGAGGCGTACTGGAAGCATCAGGCGAAGGTCCATGAGACTGCCTGGAAGAAGCGCGCCGGTGACCTCACCCCTGAGAAGGTCCAGGAGTTGCGCGACAAGGCCGCACGGCACGACGCGCTCGAGCGGGAGCTGATGTCCGACAAGGACAAGGCTGTTGCTGAGGCGCGGGACGCTGCGAAGGCTGAGGCGCTGGCTTCGGTGACGCCGAGGCTGGTGGCCGCTGAGTTCAAGGCGGCAGCGGCTGGCCGGGTGGAACCGGCACGGCTCGCAACGATCTTGGAACCGCTGGACCTGTCCAAGTTCCTGAATGGCGACGAGGTGGACACCGACAAGGTGGCCGCGTTCGTCGATGGCATCGCGCCGGCGGCTGCACCGCAGCCGAAGGGTCCGACTTCCACCGGTCAGGGGCGGCGCGAGTCCTCAACTGGTCCATCCGTGGCGTCAGGCCGCGACCTGTACCGCGCCCAGCGCGGCAAGAAGTAAACCCCCGCCGTACCGGTCCACGGTTTCGAGCGGTTTCTACCCACAGAAGGAGACAGCCGTGGATCTCAACCCGGCATTCAGCACGATCGGCCGCGACGACCCGTCGTGGCTCGGATCGGCGCGTGGCACCTCGCAGGCTCAGAGCGTGGCTCTGGTCATGGCGTCGTTCACCGCCGCAACCCACTACCCCAACGGGTACTTCCCCTCCGGGCTTCCCCTGGGCAAGTACACCTCTGGCGCCAACTCGGGCAAGTACGGCCCGTACACGGCGGGCGCGACCGACGGCACGCAGAACCTCGCGGGGTTCCTGCTGACCGCCACCGCTGCCCCCCGCAACAGCACCTCGGCCGTTGTGAACGGCCCGCTGCTGGACTCCGGGCGAGTCATTGTCGCGAAGCTGCCCATCACGGTCGACGCAACCGCGCAGGCCACCAACCCTCGCTTCGTGTTCGTCTGAGCCCGGAAGGAGCTGACTCATGGCACTCACCTCGAACTACATCTACCCGACCGAAGTCACTGGTTACGTGCGGGAGGCCCTTGCGGACTTCAACATCAACCAGTTCACCCTCAGCCGGTGGCTTCCCGACGAGCCCATCGACGACATCGACTACCGCGTGGCGGCTGGTGGCACTGGCCTTGCGGACGCTGCGGTGTACCGCACGTTCGACGGGGAGTCCCCGATCGGCCGGCGTCAGTCGCTGACGTCGCTGACCGGTTCGCTGGCGCCCCTGTCGTTGAAGACCCGCTGCTCGGAGTACGACCGTCTGAAGATGCGTAAGCTCTCGGACGACCGGATCCGTCAGGCGCTGTTCAACGACGCCCGCAAGCTCACCAAGGACGTCGCCGCTCGCGTCGAGATCGCGCGTGGCGCGACCCTGGCGACGGGTACCACGCCCATCGCTGAGCTGGGTCAGACGATCAACTGGGGGCGCTCGGCGGCGCACACTGTCACCGCTGCCACCCTCTGGTCGGTCTCGACCTCTGACCCGCTGTCGGACCTCATGTCGTGGCGCGACACCTACCTCGCGACCAACGGCGTGGAGCCGGGCAGCATCGTGGTTTCGCGGCGCATCTGGAACAACATGCTGCGCAACCAGGCGGTCCGCAACCAGGTGTTCGGCAACACGGCCCTGTACGTGGGCGGAAACCAGTCGAGCATCGTGAACCAGACGATGCTCAACCAGGCGCTCGTCGCGCAGGGTCTGCCGCAGGTCGAGCTCTACCAGGCTCAGGTCAACGTGAACGGTGTCGCCACGAAGGTGCTGCCGGACAATGTGGTCCTGTTGCTGCCGCCCCCGGTCAACGGTGGCGACGACACGGGCATCGACGAGGACACGCAGCTGGGTGGCGTGTTCTGGGGCACCACGGCTGAGGCTCTCGACCCGCGCTACGGGATGGAGGGTGACGAGCCGGGCATCGTCGCTGGCGAGTACAGCGAGGACGACCCGATCTCGGTCTGGACGAAGGTGTCCAGCATCAACCTGCCGTTCATGGCTAACCCCAACCTGAGCTTCGCGGCGACGGTGCTCTGATGGCGGCGGGCAAGCGGCTCCGGTCGTTCGTCCACGTCCACGAGCGGGATGAGGACGGCAACATCGTCCGCACTGAGGTGTTCGGCCCGGACGACACGGTCCCTGCGTGGGCGAAGAAGGCCCTCGGGGATCACGTGTGGGAAGACGCCGAGGGTTCCTCCTCGGACAGCAAGTAGCACGAAGGGAAG